CAAGGCAAAGCCCCCGGCGATCCTTTTGTGGTTCGCGGTGGCTATAACTGCCGTCATCACTTTATGCCGGTCGATCCCGACTGGTACGGTGACGCGGCGCAACCCGGTGGCTAAACATGGCAGAAGATTCAATCGAGCAAAACGACACGCAGACCGAACCAAGTACACCCGAAAACGCAAGCACCGAGCCCGAGAAGGTGTTTACCCAGGATGAGGTGGATGCGCTGATCAAAAAGCGTCTGGATAAGCGCAACCGTGAGATTGATCGAAAGTTTGACGGCGTAGACCCTGACGAGTACCGCGCTATCAAAGCCGCTCAAGAAGCCGAGGAACTAGAACGGCAAAAGGAGCGGGGCGAGTTTGAAAACGTGATGAAGCAAACCGTTGAGAAGTGGGAGAGCAAAACCAGTGCGTTACAGGATGAACTGCGCCGGGTTAAGGTCGACGGCGCGTTACTGTCTGCCGCGAGCAGGGGTAAGGCGATAAATGCAGAACAAGTGGCGAATCTCTTGCGTTCCAATGTCAGGATGACCGATGACGGCTCCGTTGAGATCGTGGACAGCAACGGCACCGCCCGGTACGACGATCACGGCCAACCGCTGACCCCTGATGCCCTGGTTGACGAGTTTCTATCCGGCAACCCGCACTTTGTGGCCGCAACGCCATCAGGCACCGGCTCACAATCCTCTATTGGCGGCGGGTTGGAGAAAAAGGGGATCATGGACATGAGCCACGATGAATATCGTGAGTGGCGCAAGTCAAACCGCAATCAGACGAAGGGATACATCAAGATGGCTTGACATGGCCCTGAGAGGGCGTACAATCGCCTGTACTGTGTTTTTATACAGTACCCCCTAGACCGGGCTAGGTAACGCTCCCGGGGCCGTCAGACCGATCTGACGCAAAATAAGCGGGTTGGTTGCCACCGTGGGCGACCTTTGCAATCACGGGTCTTTTAACCGTAATTGCATTGGAGGCCATTAATGGCAAGCACCACCACAAGTACCCTCGACGATCTATTTGTCAACATCGTCCGTGAGGCAATCTTTACCGCGCAAGAGTCCTCTCTTGTCCGCAACCTCGTCACCACCTACGACATTTCCGGTGACGATGGCAAAGCGATCCAGGTTCCGATCTATCCCGAAGTCTCGGCATCAGACCTGACGGAAGGCTCGGATATGTCCTCGACTACGGTCTCGACCTCAAGCGCGACCATCACTGCCGCGGAAGTTGGCGTGCAGGCCGTTCTGTCCGATCTGGCCGCTCGTTCCTCTGCGCGTGACATCGCCGCCGACCTGGGTAAGGTCTTGGGCGAAGCCGTCGCCAAGAAGATGGACGAAGACCTCATTGCTCTGTTTGATGGCTTCTCCACTGCCCTGGGCGCAAGCACCACGGAACTGACTGCCGCGCATTTCTTCAATGCCGCCGCTCAGTTGGACAACGCCAACGCACCCGGCCAGAAGTACGCCGTTCTGCATCCTTACCAGGTCTACAACATGAAGGCCAACCTCACCAACACGTTTGCTAACCCCAACGGTGGTGATTTGCAGAACGAGGCCATGCGTAACGGCTACGTTGGTACGCTTGCCGGTATCGACATCTTTGAATCTGCCAACATCTCGGTTGACGGTTCTGGCGATGCCAAAGGCGCAGTGTTCGTGCCGCAGGCTTTGGGTCTGGCGGTCAAGTGGGATGTGAACATCGAGCCACAGCGCGATGCCTCCATCCGTGGTTGGGAACTCAACGCGACGGCCTGTTACGGCGTGGGCGAGTTGAAAGACAACTACGGCATCGAGATGTACTTCGACGCCGGTCTTTAATTCCTAACCGGGGGGTGCGGGTAACACCGCGCCTCCCCCCTTTGGGGGTTACAAGATGGCGATGAGTGCTGACAGTGATTTGACGGCTTTACAGCCGGACATCCTCACTTACGGTATCAGCGCGTTCACAGCGGAACACGCAAAAGCGCAAGCAGACATTGAGCGCGAACTGCGGATTCACTGGTGGCCGTTCAAGAACATCAGCGGCGAGATGAACGCTTCACTGCTGACCGAATCTCAATTTACCCGGTGCGCGGCATACCGCGTCCTGGGCTACTACGCCTTGCCGAAACTCACCAAGTGGGAAGTAACAGGCGCAGAGGATCGGTTTCAGCAAATGATGAAGTTTTACCGCGACTCATACGCGGAAGAACTGGATCGGATACTCAAAGACGGTATTGAGTACGACGCAGACGAGGACGGCACCATTGTCTACGCCGAGAAACAATCGTTGCACTTTGGTCGACAGGTGAGATGAAGGTAAACGTCACTTTAGACGATAAGGAAGTCCAGGCAATGCTCAAGGCTTTCCCGAAGCGCATCAAGAAGGCATCGCGATTTGCGTTAGCAAAAACCTCGGCGTTTGTGTCGTTCAAAGTAAAACAGCGAACAAAACAAGGCGTTGGGGTTAATGGCAAGTTTCAGGGTTACGCAAAATCTACCAGGCGATCCCGCGGCGCAAGAGGCCGTCAAGCCGGAACCGTCGATTTGATGGACACCGGTCAGATGCTCGGGTCGATGATATGGAAAGCAAAAAGTCCATTTTTAGGCATTGTGTACTTTTCCAATACGTTTGCCGCACGCAAAGCCATGTGGCACCACACCGGGGCAGGGCATTTGCCAGTCCGAAAATGGTTTGACGTTAACAATAAAGAAGAAATCCAAGCAGGCAGTCGTTTCCGCAACGAATTCATCAAACGTATGGCTAGGGCATGAGCAAGCGTGAAAGCATTGCCGCAAACATCGTCACGGTTCTGGATGCTATGTCCTCGCCAGAACTTAAAAAGATTACTCGCGACCCTTATCAGCCTGATGAGTTATCCGATCAGCAGTATCCCGCCGCGTGGATACAAAGCAGTGAGGAAGTCCGCGAGGACACGACGATGGATAGCACAACGCGGCGAGGAACGATTGATTACGTCATCGTGGGTTACGTCAAAGGGTCAAGCATCGACACTTCCAAAAATCAACTTATTGAAGGCATCGAGGAAGCATTGGACGCTGACAGGACTCGCGGTGGCTACGCTCTCAACACTGAGACAGTTCTTATCGAAAGTGATGAGGGTTTTCTTTTCCCTGTGGGTGCCGTGCGTGTCACGGTGCGGGTGACTTACGACTTCACGCAAGGAGCAACCTAATGGTGAAACCGATTGAAATGGAAAACGGTGGCACGGTGGTAGTTGTACACCCGGCCAAAGTGAAAGAAATGGAGGCCAAAGGCTATAAGCCTGTTGGTGCGCCAGTAAAGAAGGCAGAGGCAAAACCGAAGCCAGTTATCAACAAGCCAAGCGACGAGGAATAGTTAAATGGCAACACATCACGGAAAACTGGGAACGGCTAAGGTGGGAGCCAACGCCGTTGCTGAAATCAAATCATGGAGCCTGGACGAATCCGCAGACACCGTTGAGGACACCGCAATGGGCGACAGTTCAAAGACCTATCTGGTCGGAACGACTGACGCAAGCGGCACGATCACCTGTCATTGGGATGAGACCGACACCACAGGGCAGGGCGCAATGACCGTGGGCGCAAGCATCACGCTCAACCTGTACCCCGAAGGGGCCGACAGCGGCGACACCTACGCAACGATGACCGCGCTGATCAACAGCGTGGGCGTAAGCGTTGACATGGGTGACGTAATCGAAAGGTCGTTTGGTTTTCAAGCGAGCGGTGGCGTTACTTGGGGAACCGTCTAAGGAGAGATTAAATGTCAAACGGTGCTCAAATTCTCGCCAAAGCCAAGACGCATTGGCGGGACAAACTCGTCGCGCCTATGGAATCGGTGGTGGTTCCCGAGTGGGATACCACCATCTTTTTCAAGCCGACAACCCTCGCACAGCGCAACACGATATTTCGGTACGTCAACGATGGCTCGTTGGAGTCATTGGTGCAGACCCTAATCATTCGCGCCCTGGACGAGGATGGGAAACGCCTTTTCTCTAACGCCGATAAAAAGGACTTAATGGATAAGGTCGATCCCGACGTGATCGTCAATGTCGTGAGTGCAATGAACGACGAACCCGAGACAACGGTGGAGGATGCCCGAAAAAACTCCGAGGCGGCGACCAAGAAATCCTCTTGATGTTTCGGGTCGCCGAACACCTCAACATGACGGTAGGTGAGTTGGCTGAAAAGATGACGATGGATGAACTGACGTATTGGGCCTGTTGGTTTGAGTATGTGGCCCAACAACAAGAGGTTAAACGCTAGTGGCAACTGCTGACGCAAAAATTCGGATTGTTGCGGAAGATAAAACCGCCGCCGCGTTTAAAAAACTCGACAGTCGGTTAGATCGCACCACAAAAGCGTTCCGCAAGTTTGCTATCGGTGTCGGCGCAGTCGTAGGTGCCGCGGGTCTTGGTCGGCTCGTAGGTGGCACGCTTAACGCCGCCGATCAAATAGAAAAACTCTCCACCCGGTTAGGCGTAGGCAGTCGCGCCCTCTCTGAATACAAACACGTTGCCGATCTTTCTGGCGTTTCATTTGAAACGCTGACGATGGGTATGCAACGGATGACTCGTCGCATTGCAGAAGCCGCGAACGGTATGGGAGAGGCACGCGGCGCACTCAAGGAATTAGGTCTTGATGCGGAAAAACTGAACGCACTTCCGCTCGATCAGAAGTTTGAAATCATCGCGGAGAAACTCGCCGGGTTAGGTAGCGAGTCGGATCGTGTTCGCTTGGCGATGAAATTGTTTGACTCCGAAGGTGTTGCGCTGATTCAAACGATGAAAGGTGGCGCGGCCGGTATTGCCAAGATGCGCGAGGAAGCACGCAGACTTGGTTTAAGTCTTGGCGAAGATCAAGTCAAAGCCGCCGCCGATGCAAAAGACGCGTGGACGAGATTAAAAGCGGCATTCGCCGGGATCGTTAACTTCATTATTCTAAAACTTGCGCCTCCGCTAACCGCACTATTGACATGGCTAGGCGACAGGTTGCCAAAGTTCATCGATAAAGCGGTAGGTGCGTGGACTCGTTTCAAAGAGATTGTTATGGGTGTTGTTCGGTCAATAACGATTAACTGGAAACGTGCTCAGGTCACCTTAAACAACGGTTTGATTGCGACCGTCAAAGTTCTTAAAAAAGCGGTTGATGCGCTGAGTGACTTTAGCAAAGCGCTAGGCATTGATATTGGTCTAATCAATAACGCTCAACGCGCAACAGATGATTGGGTTGATAGTCTTGAATCGGAAAACATTGCACTCAACGCCGAAATAAAAGTCCTAGAAAAGCAGGCGCGTACTATTACAGTCACGGCTCAGAGAACCGAAGAAGCGACAGACGCAACAATCGAGTGGGGCGAAGCAATAACCGATTTAGGTGATGCCTCTGCCTCTGCCGCAATTGAGTTGGAAACCAACTTCAAGACCATGCAAGAAATCGCTCAGGGGTTTGTTGATGGTATCCGCGATTCTTGGACAACCATGTGGGAAGGGCTATTTACTGGAAAAGGTATTGATTCCGTAAAGGATTTTCTTGATCAAGTAAAAACCCTGTTCCTCAAGACGCTTGCCGAGATTGCCGCGAAATGGACGTGGGAAGCCATCATGGGCAACCTTACTGGCGGCAGTGGTGCAAGTACTTTGATCAGCGCAATCACTTCGATTTTTGGCAAGGCGGGAGAAAGTAGCGGCGAAAGTTTTCTTTCGACAATTGGTGCGGCACTCAAAGCGGGTGCAGGAAAAATCGGCGGGTTTTTGTCGAGCCTTTTTTCGACCAGTGCCACCACTGGTGTTTCCACAGCGTTCTCGTCATCCGGCGCGTTAATCAAAACGATTGCGGGAGGCTTTCAG